AGGTAAAGGTAAAGCGCAGGGCAATAGATTCCTTTGGGTAAACATCTTGGGTATCCATGCCCGTAATATCTTGGGTAAAGTCAAAGGTATTGTCGGCAGTAATGATGTCAACCACTGTGTTATCTGGGTTAATTACGCTAAGTTTGACTGTTCCCTGCATTGGCTGGGTCTCACGTAGCTTGACCAACTCAAAGTGCTTATCCTCAAGAGTCAAGAAACGGATCTGACCAGTCTGTAGGTAACCTGAGGTAACCAGGGTATCTGCCTGTAGGTATGTGCCTACGCCCTTGATGCCAATAGCCAACTTGTTGCTACGGCCATAGATAGCGACATCTACAGCATCGTTGGTTGATGGCACCTGAAGGTGAGTTGCATATGCCATCTGGTTAACGCTTAGGTCACGGCTAAGGTCAATCTTGACCAAGCCAGACTTCATGGTGCCAGCACCGTCTGAGTCAATGTAATTGCTGACCGTGCAGTAGGCATAGCGGTCATTGAAGGCTACGTTGTAGCAAGGTCCGCCATTGACGTTTGCTCCGATGGCTGGTTCGTAGCCATTGGTCACAACGGTAAGTGGGCCGTAGGTAACGTAACCTGATGAGACGAATCCTGATGTATCAATCTGTCCGATACGGATACCTTTGTTGGTACCGAAAACCATGTACTTGCCAACGTATGCGCCAAGGCAATAGATCAATTCGCCTTGTGGCATATCAGCTGCGGTAAGGGCTTTGGTCAACAGCGGAATCTGGCCTGATGTATCTAGCGATAAGCGGTATACGCTGCTGTTGTTACCGGCATAACCAGCGATGTAAATGGCGTTAGGTCCTTCACAGATACCAGTCCAGATCCAGTTAGTATTTGGATGGGCATATACGGGCAAAGTGTTATTGGATGCAAGGGTTACTGTTCCTGTTAAGCCAGTGCTAAATGCCACGTCGGCGTTATTGTGATAGAACGATACTTGTGTAGCAGATGGGACAGCAGTAACAGACCATGTGCCGTTGTATGGGCTAGACAGACTTGCTACAGTAATCTGGCTACCAACCGAAAAATTGTGAGCAGATGATGTTGTAAGAGTAGCAATGTTGGTAGCCAACAAAGCAGCGGTTACTGTAAAGGAAGTGATCGGCGTTACTTCATAAACATAATTATTAACGCCAACGATAAGACGCTGTTTAACCCAAGCAAGTTTGACGTGGGTAACGGTGCCTACTGCTGCTGGAAATGTAAAGATCAGCGATCCTGTACCACCGGCAAGGGTACCTTTGTAGATACCGGTAGCATTTGCGGCATAGTAAGACTGGCCATCGGTTGCAACATCAAGGATGGTTCCTGATCCGCCCCATGTAACGGTTGTGTTTGCAGCACCGTCCATACGAGTAAGGGTTGACCCATCGGCTTGGAATAAGACGTTTGCTGAATTAACATCGTCATAGCCACCGATCAGAAGCGGTGTGCCAGAGGCTGATGCCTTGAGGGCTACATCTGGCAGTAGGGTTACTTTGCCAATGTTGAATACATCTACGCCAGCTGACTTGTTAAAGCGATAGGCAACTGTCTCGCCTTGAATTGGCTCTTCATAGCGGATACCAGCGCCGTAGTGGAATGAAGACTGGCTACGAAGCCACCATCCAGTAAGCGTCTGCTCGCCTGGATCTTTCTGCTGGTCAATCTGCTGCTTACGATACTGAGCAGTCTCACGCTTGTATGGGTATTCTTTGGATGGGCCAAGAAAGAATGGCAATCCGGCAATAGCACAATCGTATTGGTTACTGGTGTTGACGTAAGTGGAACCCGATGTAGACGGCGCTCCTAGTGGTGTCGCTGCGGCTGGTTCAATAATATGTAAACGACCGTCTGTTGCCACTATTGCTCCTTATTCTAAGAGGTTCACCAACGTTCTTGTACGCCCGTGAGCCAACTGTGTGTATACCTGCGTGGTTGCGACACTGGTGTGGCGCATAAGTTCTTTAACGGCAATCAGATCCCCGCCTGATTTCTCAAGCATGGTGGTTGCAAAGTAGTGTCGTAGGCTATGGAAGTGCTTAGCCTCTGGGCCGAGGATGCGACGCATCTCATCAGCCGCCTTCTTGGAAAAGCTGTTAGGGTTAATGTTCCAAAGTCTGTCCAAGGTATTGTGGGCTTTGATTGTCTCAGCCACGATAGGGCTGACTGGGATAACCAGATCGGTATTGCCTTTACCCAAGACGTTAAGCATTGGGCCATCCTCGGTCTCAATCAGATCGGCACCGCGGATCTTGGCTACTTCCATACAGCGTAGCCCTGCCATGCCACCCAGGATAAACCAGTCCTTGTAGGGCTGCTGGGCCTCAGCTAATAGCTTTGCATACTCGGCCTTGGTAACAGGCTTAGGAACGCCCCTGCCTGCCTTTACGTCGGGTAAATCAAGGGCTGGGTTGTTGCCATCAACTAGCCCCAGTTTGTTCAGATGTTTGTAAATTGAGCGCAAGCGAGAGACATAGTTGGCTTTGGTTGACTGCTTGTTAGCGGCCAGCACTACCTGTTCTAAGTCTTCTCGCTTGGCTAGGGCAGGATGCACCCCAATACGGCGTATGATCTGCCAGTCTGTTCGTATAACATATGGGCTAAAGCCTGATGAGTCATACCGGTTTTTTAGCTGCCGGTATATCTCATCCATAGGTACAAGGTTATCCACAGGGATACTGTACCACTAAGCTACCTAACTCTCTGTGGAGTGTTCCAGCCTAGCCTTGTGGGGCTGAGTTGGCTGCAAGTGTGGCTAGGTAGGTTTGGTAATCCGAGTTAGCCTCATCCTTTGGGATAAAGGAAACTGAGCCATCTTCGTTAGTGCGCTTGATAAATTCAATACTAGACATTTCAGAGATATAAGTTTCATAAATCATAATTCTGCGCTCCAAGATACTGCTCCATTATTTACCACCGCAGAGGCTACATTGCCTGCCGTAGCAGATGAGGTTGTTATTGCTAGACCAACTCCCGATACGGTTGGAGTATCTGATGCGATGGCAGTTGCGGCTCTACTTGTTCCTGCGCTGAAAACAGTTGCACCTGTTTGGCTAGCAACCGTGATTGTTGGAGTTGTTCTCATAAATACTGGCAAATTGATATAGCCGTAGCAACTTGTCGTTCCATAATAACTTGCAAGTATTCCGATGCCGCCTGTTGGCGTGTAGTAGTATCGCTGGCAGAGGGCTAACTCGCCTTGGAGTGTGTTGCTGGCGGTGGTGAATGGAGTGGCTACTGAGCCAGCCTCAAGTTGAACGCCCCAAATATCAAGGGTAAATGTTGCATTTTTAGGATAGGAAAAATCAATTTCAATAAATGAACCAGCGCCTATGGTTTTTCCTGCAACGCTTGGAATTGCAATTTGTGTTGTATATCTTGCCCAAGAAGTTGAAAGAGTAAAAGTTGTTCCAGTTGGATACACAGTTGAAGAACCACCAGAACCAAAGTTCTGACCAAATCCAACATAAAATGAGATAGCAGAATCGGCTTTAGCCCAAAACGATACGGTTACTGTTTGACCTGCAAAAATTCTAACATCTTCAATGCGCTGAGTTATGTTTGCATAGGTCTGTCCAGAACCAGCAACAGTTGTTGCCAAGCGGAAAAAGTATGCGCTTTCATAACCTGCAACTGGTGCTGAGCCTGGGGTAAAGGTTTGCTGGCTAACTGTACGAGTTGCACCTGAACCATCGTAATTTACAAACCAACGGTCTGCGGTATAGATATTTCCACCATTTAGTGAGAACGAAGTTCCGCGTTGCCAAATGTTGAAATCACCATTGATAATCTTGTTCTTACCAGCCAAGAACGGAGCTACTACGCCACCGCTTGACTGCTCTACCGTACTTGTAAGTTGTGCGCGACTCATTATTCACCTGCCTGTGGGATAGAAGAGTTGGATGGGAGTGTGCTATTTGCTTGCATAGCATCGTAGGTAGCCTTGGTCATTGAGGTAAATGAGCCGTCATTGTGGGCAATAATGGCAAAA